ATCTTTGGTTAGACCAATATGATATAAAAAGAAAAACACTTTCAGAAGCATGTAAAGATGGTAAGGGTAGAAAGTGGGAATCTATTATTCCTAGTAAAGATGACTTTACAAGTGCATATAAAGAACTAAAATGTATAAAAGGACTTCAAAGCAAGTTTGAGTTGAGTATTGCATCCATTAGAAAACTTTTTAAACAATATGAGCTTGAACCTATTCAAGCACTTAGATCATTACCAGAAATCAAACTATATAATGCTTTATCCTCAAGCACCAGTTTAAAGTGGGATTCTTGTGATAGGAAAGTAATTAATCCTTATGAACTAGATCTTGTTTGTTATGAGAGAAATCTTGCAGTAGAATATTGTGGTTTATATTGGCATTCTGAATATATGGGTGAAAAAGCTAAGGATTATCATCTTAAAAAACTAAATGCTTGTCTTGAAAAGGGTTATGATCTTATCACTATATTTGAATATGATAATGTGGATAAAGTTTTATCATTTATCAAAGGTAAACTTGGCTTTAACACTAAAGTAAATGCTAGAGATTGTAAAGTAGTAATTCTAGATTCAGCTGAGGCTAAAGCATTTAATAATACCAATCATATGCACGGTCACCATGGAGCAGGTTTTCATATAGGTTTAAAGCATAATGATGAACTAGTCCAAGTATTGTCAATGGGCGTATCAAGGTTTAATAAAAGTTATGAATGGGAATGTGTACGAATGACTGTCAAACTAAACACCAGTGTCATTGGTGGTGCTTCAAAACTATTCAATCACTTCATTAAAATGAAAAAACCTTCATCAATGATTACATATTCAGATAGAAGATTTGGTGAAGGTAAAGTCTATGAAAACTGTGGGTTTAAGAGGGTAGAAAACTCTGGACCAAATTATTGGTATTTTCATAGATCAAATCCAAACGTAATATCATCTCGTGTTACATTTCAGAAACATAAACTTACTGAAATGATCGGTTATGATCCTGAACTGACCGAATGGGAAATCATGAAAGCATCTAGATATGATAGAATCTGGGATTGTGGTAATAGCAAATACGTTTGGAATAAATAACTAAAACCTAGATTAAGGTATTATTATGTCAACTCAAACTATGCCAAACTTTCTTTCGCCACTAAATTTTAAGTTTCAGTTAAAGAGAGCTCCTAATCTTAACTTTTTTGTGCAAAAAGTCAATATACCAGGTCTATCTCTACCCAAAGTAGACACCCCAAATCCACTTCTTTCTATTCCATATGCAGGTGATCATCTCCAATATGATGAGCTAGAACTTACATTTAAAGTGGATGAAAATCTTCAGAACTATCTAGAGGTCCATAACTGGGTTAGAGCACTTGGTAAATCAGACTTTCAAGAATATGCAAATCTAGCTAAAAATCCTACCTATACTGGTGAAGGACTTAGATCAGATATAGTTCTTACTGTACTTACTAGTCAAAAGAATCCAAACTATGAGTTTATATTTAAAGATGCTTTCCCTATAAGCATTTCCGGTGTTACTTTTGCAACAACTGATGAAAATGTAGATTATATTGAAGCTTCCGCTACATTTGTATATATTCAATTTGATGTTATCAAGGTGACTTAATGACTATCACTTATAGTTTGGAAGTTAGTCAAACTCCAATAACAGTGCCTGGTATTAATGGGGACGAAAAACCTGATGCTGATGATACCTATTTGAGTTCAGTATATGCTAAAACATATTTTGAAATAGATTTAGTTTTTACACTAAAAGAATTTGATGATACAAATCCGGAAACTCTGCCATATCCTGTTACATTATCAGTATTAAATTGCACACTTGCAAGTCCTTATTATGGCGTATCATTTACAGTGTTGAATCCTCCAGAAGCTTATCAGAAAAAAATAAGAGTAAACGGCACAGTTCAAGGAGGAACAGTAGGAGCAGGTGAACTCTATCAGTTTGTTTTAGATGGAGAAGAATACTCTGTTATAACTTATGCCCCAGAACAAAAACCCAATGATTTTTTGGCTATAACCAAATGGTTTATCCCTGCAGTAACCAAAGATCTATTAAGTTTAAAATATATATTTAATGCTGGTGGATTAGCTAATTCATCAATGAATCAATATGTTTACTGGAACTGGATTCCAGCGTTAGTCGCGTTTGAGCAAATTGTAGAACAAGGAATAATATAATGCCAGCAGCAGCCAGAGCAAATGGAGCAGATCAAGTTTTTTCAAAAACAGGGGTTGGTAAAAACTGTGGATTCCCTGTTCAGACTATAACAGGTCCAGGAACTTGTCAAGTATACGTAAATGGTTCAATAGCTGTCCGTGGAGACGATCTAGTAGGGACTCATCCATTTGGCGGCTGTGGACCTGATACTTCTACAATGAATGAAGGATCAACGACAGTATTTATTGGCGGTAAAAAAATGGCGCGTATAGGCGACAACTATACATCAGATAATATTATTATTTCCGGATCAACAACTGTGTTTGTTGGTGGTTGACAAAGTAATAATTATATGATATAATACCTTATTAATTTGATATGAGGTTATTATGAATTTTGAATCTATCTTTGCTGAATGGGAGAAAGATTCTAATATAGAACGGACTAATCTTGATAACGAATCTATTAAGATTCCAGAACTTCATCATAAGTACTACAAGATTTATATTGCTGAAAAAGCAAGACTCCGTAAACTAGAATCTGAAATGAAGAAACTTAAGCTTGATAAGTATGAGTTCTATACTCAGGGTCACAATGAAGAAACAAGAGCCAAAGGATGGATTCTTCCCTCACGCGGCGCTATTATCAAAGCAGAAGTTCAACTCTATATTGATGCTGATAAAGATATTATTGATCTATCACTTCAAATTGGCGTCCAACAAGAAAAAATTGACTTCCTTGAATCCATCATTAAGTCTCTTAGAGACAGAGGATTCCTCATTAAAACTGCACTTGATTTTATTAAGTTTACGAATGGCACATAATGGATACAGTGATTATAAGAAAACACGATTCAGTATATAACAGGATTATTGCAGATCCTGGTATTATAATGGAGATAGCTGATCAGTTTACGTTTGAAATTCCAAATGCTAAATTTCATCCTCTAGTTCGAAATAAAGTCTGGGATGGAAAAATAAGATTATTAAATCCATTAAATGGTTTACTCTATGCAGGTCTTGCTAAACATCTAGCAGACTTCTGCCGTAAAAGGGATTATGAAGTAGAGTATGAGGATCTAAAAGCGCAAGAAGAGTTCTCGGTCATTGAAGCTAAAGATAAAATAGACTGGATGAAACTTACAAAAGAACCTAGAGATTACCAAATTGATGCTTATGTACATGCAGTACGAAATAGAAGAGCCGTATTACTTTCTCCTACTGCATCTGGTAAATCTCTTATTATCTACATGCTTACTCAACATTATGATACTAAAACACTCATTATAGTTCCCACAACATCACTAGTTCACCAGATGGCTTCTGACTTCTATGACTATGGTCTAGAAGAAGAAGTCCATAAGATCATGGGTGGTGAAGAAAAGACCTCCGATAAAAGAATAATTATTTCAACTTGGCAGTCAATTTATAAGCTTCCTGTTGCATGGTTTGCACAGTTTAATCTTGTTATTGGAGATGAATGTCATCTTTTTGCTGCCAAAAGTCTTATTTCTATTATGACTAAACTTACTAAGTGTGAAAAAAGATTTGGTTTTACTGGCACTTTAGATGGCAGTAAAACCAATGCTATGGTCCTTGAAGGTTTATTTGGTCCTACAAGAAAAGTCACTACCACTGCTGAATTAATGAACCGTGGGACTATTGCTCAACTCAAGATCAAGGCTTTAGTTCTTAAATATACTGATGAGGAAAAGAAACTAATCAGTAAAACAGATTATCAAACTGAACTAGATTTTATTGTGACTAATTCTAAACGGAATAAGTTTATCAAAAATCTAGTGCTTTCCCTTCAAGGTAATACAATAGTATTCTTTAACTTTGTTGAAAAACATGGTAAAGTCCTATATGATCTATTAAAGGACAATCAACACAATAGAAAAGTGTTTTTTATCTCTGGTGAAGTAGATGCTTCAAAACGTGAAGAGATTCGTAAAGCTGTAGAGATTGAAAAGAATTGTATTATCCTTGCGAGTTCAGGTACCACTTCTACTGGCACAAATATAATAAATCTACAGAATGTAATCTTTACAAGCCCATCCAAATCTAGGGTTCGTAACCTTCAATCAATTGGTAGAACACTCCGTAAATCCGAATCCAAGTTAAATGCCACACTATATGATATAGCAGATGATCTATCATGGAAATCAAATAGAAATCATACCTTGAACCACTTTATGGAACGAATCAAGAT